CTCAGACTCACGGTTCGCAATGATCTTCGCAGACGCAGCCTCGACAGCCGCCGCACGCTTAGACTCAGCAGCAGCCGTCGTTGCAGCCGCCTTAATCTCTGCTTGCTCCAAAGCCGTAAGCGCCTGAATCTCGGCAAGACGGGTAGCTTCAGCACCCTTCGCCTTCACAAGGCTACGCTCATCCCTTCCCTTCTGCTTCTGCAAAGGGAGCGCATTATCCTCGTGCTTCACTGCTGCCTGAGCGCGCAGCTTCTCAGCCTGCGCCTCGGTCTTACGGGCCTGCGACTGGTTCAATGCCGCCTGGGCCTTCTTCGCCTTGTTCTCGGCCTCAGCCATAGCGTTCGACGCAGAGGCCACCTCGCGCATAGCTGAGGCAGTATCCTTCAGCTTAGCGATGTGATCCTTGCTGAGTGCGTTCATCGTACGGGTCTCACGGATGAACTGTCGATACGCCGAGACAGCCTTATCGACACCAGCCGAGAGATCAGCCTTGCTAACGTCACCGGCGGCCTTATTCAGCGCGCCAAGAGCGTCTGCCACAGACCGCAGCGCTGTCGCTGATTCCTTCAGGTTCTTGACCTTCGAGCTGTCGAGCTGCAAAGAATCAAGAACCGTACCACCACGGCCAGAAGGAGACTTCAGCGTAGCGACAGCGCTCTGAAGCGAGCCGATCTGCTTTTCCAGAGCACCAATGCTCTGCGCCGCCTTATCCGCGCCAGAGGCATTAACGTCAATGTCAATCTTGATCGACTCGTCTGCCATTCTTGCTCCTAAGAAAAGTCCCTGATACCAATCCAATGATACCAGGGACTCTTCCTACCTAACCTGTTCGAGAGCTTCAATAGGTGTTGGTAGCGACTCTTTCGTGCCGTCCGAATACTCAACAGTATCCAGAACAGTGAATGAGCTTTCACCAGGTTTCGGATGCTTATGCTCACGATACCTATCAAGCTCAGCACATGAGTAGCATGTCGATGTTTCAACATGGAACTCAATCGCGCTATGCTCGCTGCGACCGTACCAGAGCGGCGTACCACACTTGTTACACAGACTATCGAGATAGTACTGATAACCAGCGGCCAAAGCTAGGTCAAGGTTAGTGTATTCAGTTTGATCTATTGGCTCCGAGTCCATCTCGTCACCAATCCATGCAGGCACTGACCGAGCAAACATGCCAGGAGCACCAATGAACAATGTCGGAGGCTTACCCTCAGCCCTCGCCGTTTTCAACAAGAGAATCATCCACTGGTTCTCCGGCCTCGACAGTTCCGTCCCCACGAAACGTAGGGTCACTAATCGCTTCCGACACCACGGCACCGAGCTGCTGTGCATCGTTCCACGTACCGCAGATTTCCTGCCACAGGAACTCAGGAAGGTGACCGCGCAGCTCTGCTGCCTCGTCTTCCGTCAGACCCCTCTTCGACTCGCCCGTGGAGTTGTCGATAATTTCGACACAGGAGCGAGAGATAACGTACTCCATCAAGCGATCTTCGCGCTCGACGGCAATGACTGCCTTTTCCTCTTCACTCTTGTTCTTCGTACTGAAGAACTTGTCCTCCCACACGCGACGCTTCAGGACATTGAGTTCCTTGTTCGACAGCGCACGCAGACGAAGAGTAATCGTCTCCTTGCGAAGAGCCTCAAGCTCTTCCTGAAGCTCAACACCCGGGGAAGTGTCGGTGATCGAACGAGACATAGGGGCCTCAACGATCTGCGCAGTCTTAGCGATCTCGACCAGTTGGGCGAAACGCTCCGCGTTCTCAGTGTTCAGTGGAACATCAATCGACTTCACAGTCGGCTTGATGGACGAGATAATCTTAGACAGTTCAAAAGCCATGTCTACTCCAATCAGATATGAGAATACCCCCGCACCTCGGAGGTACAGGGGTATTCTAGCAGAGTTGATCAGGCAGTGACAGCCTTGTTCAACTGCATAAAGCCCTGGGGCAGGAAGGGAACCTCAAACTGGATCGGCTTGTCGCCGTCACCCAGAACATCCTTCGGGTTGTCAGGGACAACCTTAAAGGCCGAGAGTTCCTGACCAGCCTCGACAGGGGTGCCCTGTCGGAAGCCAATGCGCTGAACGAGGTAACCCTCCTTCAACCCATCGAGCGTTCCACGCTTGAACAACTGGAACGCCTTGTCATAGACGCTGGTGTTACCCGGTGCCTTTTGACCCTTAGCGATCTCCTCACGGAAGAAGGTGAGGGATGCCTCGTAATTGGCGATGGTCGGGGTCTTGGCGTTCCCGGAATCGCAAATGGAGCGAGAATCGTCCGTGTCGCTGTCAGTTGCACCTAACGTCATGCCCGCCGCAATAGCACAGGAAATATCGACAGCCTTCGGTGTGCCACCCGTATAGGTAGCCGCCTTAAACAAGTCATCAGTATTCGTGATACCATCAGCCGGAACCCACCAAATAGTAGTGTTCGGACTCAACATCTTCGCCATAATCAGTCCTCCTGATCGATAGTATTGTCGTCTTCAATGGTATCATCTGCACCACAGCAAGACGGCTGAGTTAATGGTGTCTTATCATCGACACGCTCATACATGTCCGGCAGAACCGAAAGCTCCGCCTCGGACTTCTCGCACACGATATTGGTGTACACATTACGCACACGCATATTAGTCTCCTCTATCTAGGTTGACGTAGAAAGCCATACTGTGCTGAAAAATAGCCGGACGCAAAGTCGAATCGAAATCCTTAGACGTACCGACAGATGCAGCGATATTGATGCCATTTGATCCATCAATCAACACAGCACCAATAAGCTTTTCCTTCACAACCGACACAAGCCGATTGAGAAGCCTCTTATCCTCGCCATACACATCCACGTGGAAGGGGTGCTCATACACATCCAGCGTGTGCCCGGCAACCGACTTGTAACCTCGTAGCTGTCGATTGATCTCAGCGCCGCCGTGGTACACAATGTACAGCGGCGCATCCACCTTACGAGCAAAAGAATCGAAAACCTCAATACCCTTGATGCCACGCAAAAGAGCCAGGCAGGCCTCGTCAAACTCTAAGGTCCGATCTTTCACTTCAGCCTCCCGTAGAACTCTTCACGGAACACAGCCGTCACACGGGGAAGGTACTTAGCGGCAACAATGCCCTTCGCACTCTTGCTACCTCGTGCCTTGCCACGCAAGCCAGAACGCAGATAGCCAGAAGTACGGTTACCGTAAGTACCATTCTCCTGCCAGGAATAGTATGGCTTTTCGCGCTCCCACTTATGCCAGCCGATCTCGACGGTCTTACCGCCCTTAGACGCATCAACACTGAAGGTGTCGCGCATATAGCCCGTATCGACACGTCGGGGGTCTGCCCCAATCAACTGACGCCCATATTCAGTAGAAGCAGCTGCAGCAGCCTTAGCAGCAGCATCGACCTTCTTCCAAGCGGCGTCGATGATCTTCTTCTTCGCCTTAGCTGCAACACCGTAACGGTCGGAATCGACAGTAACCTTAATGCCGGTAACTCGACCGTCGTACCGTACTGTCTTCTTAGTGCGTGCCATGAGCAGTATCCCCCGTCTCCACATCACAAAGCAGTGTTACCTGCCAGTTTAGCGTATCGATCTGGGCATTACGCACAACGAGCTTCAAGCCCTCGACCCTGGTGTCGGTAGGCATTTCGTCTACTTGGAGGCGCATACCCTCACCGAATGACACACGTACAGAAGGCTCACCCCACAAATCCTGCGACACAAGCTCGTTCTTGTCGAGATGCAAAAGCTGCACACGATAAGCGTGAACACCTGTCACTTCACCAGCCCACTCACGGTTACGGGCACGCCAGTCCACGTTCGGTGTAATGTTCGCCCAACCCCTCCACACTGGGTGGTTGTCCTTAGCTGACAGCCCATTGTCAGCCGTCCAGTCATACGACACCGTGTCGGGCGTTTCGTAGATACTAACCTTCGTATTAGCCAACAACTGCAATGGGTAGTACGAAGCATACAAGAATAAAGGGTGGATATTAGGATTGATCGACAGTCCCATCAGAAGTTCACCACCCAATCCACAGGCTCAAACGTCGGCTGCACAACATCAAAGCAAAGGTTGTTTTCCTCGTCTTCTCTTGCCTGGGCACGCAACTGCTTAGCGCGTCCGACAATGGCCGACAGCAGCTTAGCGCCGTCCGTCTGCTTGTCGTCCGTCTTGAGAACAAGCAGCTGCAAAGCCTTATCCGTGCCAATAGCGTCGCACGCATCGGCAGCAGCCAGCTTCACATTACCGCCGTTGACAGCAAGCAAAGCCTCGATCTCTTCGTCAGCGAAAAGATAACGTGGCTCATTCCTCAAATCACGCAAGTCCTCCAACTTACGCAAATCAGGAATAAGGACACGCACCTGTCCGACAGGGGAAGAAAAATCAATATCACTCATGAAATCAGTATAGCAATACCCCTGTGACTAAAAGCGACACAGGGGTATTGCTAATCAGGCAGGATCAGGCAGGATCAGGCAGGCCAGTCGAGCCAATGATACCGTCGTAACTGACGAGGCCCGCCCCGGCGATCTGCCGGATACGGATTTCGATATCATCATTGTCGAAGCTACCTTCGTAGGGGTTAACGTCGCCACCACCGATCATCTGACCAGTGGCATTGTGGATACGAAGCTCAGGGGCTTCGCGACCCAGCATACCCGTCTTGGCCAGGACAGTCTTGCCATTGGCGCGACCACCCTTCGGAAGAAGAACCCACGCATTGTCGCCGCCGACGACGGAAATCAGATCAGAAGTAACAACTTCCAGATCCTTCAGAGGGTTACCCTTGATATCCGTGCGCTTCCCGTTTTGCACACGGATTTCGTTAATCTGAGTGTAGCCCTTAGCAACCTCAGCGAGAGCAGGGTTAGTGACAAGCACGAAGCCTTCAGGAACATAAGTCGAATGACCATCACGAATAGTCGCAAGCGCCTGGTAACGAGCAGCAACAATCGCATTAAACGACAGCGGATAAATGTTTTGCGTAATATCAAGATCACCACGAATGTCCTCTGGAACAGTGGAGAACTTAGCCTTCGTCTTGTTGGAGTCATTGAAGACATCAGTACGAAGAGTCTTCTGCTCAGGGTCAAAGAGCTGCAACAGGACCAAAAGGTCCTCAGTACGCGCAGCGATAGCAGCAGCATCCTTCGGGAAGCGACTAATAACGTTCCACTGATCGTTAATAAACGCTTCGAAGCTGAACTGGACGCGAGCACCGTGCTTAGCGGTGGTAATAAAAGCACCATCCGCCTGGTAGCTCATGGTGGGGTACGGCGTCAACTCAGGCACATGAGGCAGAGTGCCCACAGGGTGCTTGTAGCCACCATTGTCGATAGGGGCCGTGGTGCTATTAGGCTTCAGCGACAGAAGCGAGGAGGCGCGGAAATCCGACAGCAGCTCCTTCGTCGCGATCTTGTCCCAAATCGTCTCATGAGCATCATAATACTCTTGAAAACGAACATTTGCGGCCTTCACAAACATGGGGGCCAACTGGTCAGAGGTAATAGCCTCCTTCAGCCGCGCCTGCGCGAGACGATCACCCTCAAGAGCTTCAGCCAACTGGTTATTGAAATCAGCCTGGTCCTTAAAACGCATGTTAAAGCCTCCCTATCAGGCGTTCTTCGCAGGTGCAAGAACGACCTGCATCTTCTGAGGGTTGGGAGAGGCAGCAAGAGGCTCCTTCAGCCAACCAATAACAACATCAGCACCGGCCTTGACGGTCGTAATCTCAGGCTTCACACCTGCGCCAGTTGCGGCCTTCGCGTACACAGGAGCGCCAGCCTTAGCAGCGGCAATAGACTTGCCGACAAGCTCAAACACGCCACCAGCGACACGCACAGAGGCGTAACCGGGGCCATTCAGGCCGTACGTAGGAGCGACCAGGACATCCCCAATAGTCGGCGTAGGACCACCACTAGTCGCCGGGTTAACCTTCGACTGAAGAATACCCGCGATGCCATTGTCCTTGTTGATAACAACGACATCCCCAGGCTCAAGATGAGCCTGCGCGGCATCAACAGGGAGGGAGATAGTCTTCGAGTATTCGAAGATCTGGTTGTCGTTGACAACCGGAACCTCAATAGGCATGACTGCCATGGTAGTCACCAACCAATCTTTCCGTAAGATTCCTTCAAGGAAACCTCAGTGGACTTGTCTTCGACGGGGGTGGCAGTCGCAGCGACAGCCTCCTTGAGATACGCGCGCTCAGCCTCAATAGCGGAATCAACATCCGCGCCCTTCTTCACAGCCTCACGAACACGCACGACAGCCGCCTCGGGGAGTCCCGACTCGGCAATCTTCTTGCCCGCTTCAATAGCGGCATCGACATCGACAGATGCCTCTTCGACCTTCTCGTCCTCCTTGGACTCCTGAATAGAAGTCACAACGGAATCGAGCTTAGAACCAAGTGCCTCAAAAAGAGCGGCAAACTTAGTCTCAAGGTCGCTGAACTTGGACTCGATCTCCTTGTCCATGCCCGCCTCCTTAGTAATAGAGTTGTTTCGATTTGATTCTAGCAGATCAATAACTGCTCCACCCGCACCGGGGGCTGTAACAAAGTCAACTGAGCGAACACCGGCAAAAACAGGAACAACACCTGTTTCCGCAATTGGCTCGTTGCACCAAGCATTGATGGAAACACCAATGTGCTCCCACTTATCTCGGATGATTTCATTTACACCCGAGAACACCTTACAGATGGTGTAAAGTGCCCCGTCTTCCCCTACTGTCGCATCCTCAAGGAAGACGCCCGCGTAGTCGCGAATAGAGCGCTCAGGGCGCTCCCATTCCTCAGTCTCGGTTGGGTGGTCAATAAACATTTCCGTGCCCGCCTTAAACAAAGGTGCGGACGCAGCCAAGTTCTCAGCAGTGTAGATACCGCTCGAACCCTGGCCGGGCACGATAATGCGGATACGGTACTTACCCTCACCAAGAGACTCAGTACCGACAGCGCTCGTGGACTCATGCAACTTATGCATCAGTACTCCTATCTCGGTTGTCGTTTGTACCATCAGACATTGGCCCAACACCTGTTGCGCGCCCGTCTTCAGCATCATCACTCTTTGTCGAACTCTCTTCGCCTTCATCAGGCAGTTCAGGCAAATCTTCCAACGGCAAAGAGCCAGCAATCTTCAAGAGCTGCAAAACACCAGAACGCATCTCAATCTGATGCAAAGCACCATTCTGGTACGCGAGCGTCAAAGACTGAATACGACGATGAGTCTGGTCATTGTTGATCGAACCGTACTCAATCGACACCTTGATGCCGAGAGCCGCAGCAATCTCATTCAGCATGTCGATATGCAACTGACGACGCAACTCCAACGCCTTGAACGTTGGGTCTTCAAGTGCAGTCTCAGCGCCCTGTCGTCCACCCGCAGAACCATCAGTCAGCAACACCGACAGGGGGATGTCGAGTGCAGCCGACACCATAGCCGCAAGAGGCGTGCCAGCCGAGAAGTCGATCCCGGCACCCGCCTTGTTAATTGCCTGGATGTCCTGCCCGGCTCCAATGTTCGCAGTGCCACCGACACCAGGACCCGCCATACGCTGCTGGACGGCCTGCTGCTGCCTGGAGTTGACGCTCGTCGCCTTAAAGGCCAGCTTTGCCAAGGACTTCTCCATAAGGTGCGCAACCTCAAGATGTTCCTTGTACCGCTGCGCATACGACATAGCACTCATGAGATCAGGCTTACCGTATTGCTCTGACATCAGCCTGTTCACCGTCGCGTACACGGCAGTCAAGCGCCGATTCACCTTGTAGTTAGACTTGGTGATCTTCACGCTCACTCGGTCCCACAGCATGTACCACTGAGGGTCACCGCTCACGACAGGGTTAATCAGGAGTGCAACGACATCCCCGGTTGCGTCATCAGTCGCCACACCAGCAAGGCGCATCAGAGGAACAGGCGTAACAGTCTTTGTTGCCTTGTCGATCAAGTAGATGACGCATCCGTCCGTATTGAACGACTGCTCATCACGGACACGGGCCTGAACACTAAAGCACGCCTTTGCGTTCTCATCAATCACCTTACGAGCCGGTCGCGTCTCACCCTTATAGACAACCGGATCGGCCCACATATAGGCATTACGGACAACCAAGCCACGCTTCACAATAGGGTTAAGCGTAGCCAAACGACGTGCGCGCGCAGAGTGATCCCGAATCACATCAAGAGTAATCAGAGAATCAGGGCCTTCGACAGCAGACAAAGGCAACCAGCCCACATCTTCACGCTTGAGACGCGCTAGGGTGTCGGAAAAGGCCCCCATAGCCTCTCTAAACGTCTGCTCATACTTCATGTGAATTATCCTATCATGCTAGAAATACCGACAACTCTTCCTCGAACATAAAGTCAAGGAGGTCATCTTCTTCGAGCAGATCATCAGGTGAATAGTACTGGCCTTCTGCATCACCGGCCATAATTGCCCCAATATTCTGGTATGCATAAATGACAGCATCAAGAACGTCAGGTGACTTAATGCCGCGCTTACGCATGTTTTCCTTCGATTCGATGAGCAATGCTGATCCGCGATACTCATACTTAATCGAAGCAATTTCGTTATGCAGCTCATCGTCATCTGGCAAGAAGACACGACCATCAGCGACAGCCTTAGCGAACTGGTCATACATAGCGGCGCGATAGTTGTACCACTTCGTGCTATCACCAGACTTTGCGTTGCCGTGAATACCAACGACAGACATGCTAGGCGGTACGTAATTGTAGATACTATCGAGCACGGATGCACCGACACCAATCGCGTCAACACGAATCTCGACAGCCCCTAGCTCCGTGGCCAGCTCGCCCACCTTGCGTGCAAGCTCAGGACCATTCAACCCCTGGTAGCGGCCATGAATCTTGATGTAGCCGCCCTGGTTCGACACGATCACCGAGCTGTCGGAGCCATAACGGGCAACGTCAACACCAATGGTGATCGGCATACCCTCGTCCGGCTCCGAGGTGTCGTAGGCTTCCATGGACTGCATGACACGGCCCATGTTGAACAGGCCGTCGTCAGACACGTCAGGGAACTCGCCAAGGACACGTGCGACAAAGCGGGGGTCATCCTCAC